AGTTTGAGGTTTTAGCGGAACATGATAGTAGGTTTGCCGCAGGCGGAATCGTCGAGTTAATAAAGGATGACGGCTCGGAAATTCCTTTATGCGCTAATGACTCAGTAGCAGGGTACTGCCACCTAGAAGACTTAAAACCATTAAACCAACAGGAAGAACAACCAAACGATCAGGAAGACCGTATTTTTGATGCACAAGACACAATTGCGGCACATGATGCCGCCGAATATATGCAAAAGTCTGGCTTGGGGCATGCCGAAGCGCAAAGACGCATTAGTGATCTGAAGCGTGATGGATTGGTCGAATATAGTGAAAAGCTCGTGCGAGCGATCGAAGGACTTGCTGACAAAAATCCATCTCTTTGGGTGCGCAACATTAATGGCAGCGTGACGCTGGCGGCCTATCCTACTTCCGCCGGTCGCGTTGGGATGTACAAACTCAGCGTCACGCTGGAGTTTACCTGGACGGGCGTGCGTATCACTGTCGGGCGAAGCGACGATCCTGTCCACAATAAACGGCTAAAGCTCAAAAACCCGCTGCATCAATTACGACTATTGTGTGTCTATCTGAAAACTTCTCGCATGGCGGCAAAGCGCGAAAAAGACAATCGCAAGAAGAAAGACGGCATTTGGACGGAGTATATGGCCACCGCACTCCAAGACTTAGGGAATACGCTAAATGACCGCTAATGCAATCCTATTCGTTGCATCCTTTGCAATGGTGTTTCTCAAAGCAATTCAACAGCAGAACGTAGTAGGCGGGCATTACTATCTGGCTGCGATCACAAGCTTTATGTTAGCCGTCGCAGAAGTTTCGCTCGTCATCTCCGTTGTCGGCATCGGGTTCGAAGCGTTTGTGTACGTCGGGCTGGGCGGTGCTGTAGGGGTTATCGCGGCAATGTACATGCACTCTCGCATTATCAATGTCGTAAAGTTTTTTAACCGGTTCAAAAACAAGTAAATATTGAGTATTAATTATGAGCAAAGAAGTTACCCATATTACTTATGCCTTGAGTGCGGATGAGAAAGAGACATTAAAACGCTTGTCTAAGCGCATGTCCAATCTCGGCGGCGGAAAAATCACGACGACAGAAGCCATCCTGATGCTGGCAGACGAAGCAATGTCAAACGAAAGCTTAATGGACAAATTCGCAGATCGAGCGGCACGACTTGTCGAATCAAAGAAGATTCAGCGCAAATTGCGTAGCAAAGCCGCGAAGGGTGCTGCGTAATGTCGAGAATCGTCACGTTTGCAAGCGGCATGTATCATCCTTACTTACACTTTACGGTCGACTCGACTTCCTCATCTGCTTTGATGCTGGGAAGCGTCGAGAAAGCGCTTCTGAGCGTCGATGACGATATTGAGCAACATCGAGACGCTGAGACAATAAAAAGCGCGTTAAGAGTGCTTAGAGCGCGTGTGACGCGTATGGAGCGGATAATGAAGAGAGAACGCGAAGTTTTCTACGGAACGGATGCTGTGGACGATCAAGGGGTCGAAAATAGCAAGATGATTCACTAGGTAGGAATAAAATGCTCTGCTGACTTCAAGCAAGCCATCGTTGAGTTAGGAGAACGTGCCAGCAGAGCGGTGTAGCTCGATAAAAAGGACAAAAAACGAGCTACAGTTACATTATATCCATCAAAACAAGGCGCAACTGTAAGGTTAGCGAGAAATTTGCTCAAAATACGCTATTTGTCTGTTCCTGGCATCACATCCATCGCATCGAACATAACTATAAGGGAATGAGATCAGTCACACCCGGCGGCTAAGTATAAGGGAACGTCTAAAGGAAGGCGGCGGCCAAATATAAGGTTAACGTTAGGGAGAGGTGGCAGACAGGGTTGGCCCGACCCAATCATATATTAGCCTGTTCTAAGACATTGCTTTTTGAGAATGAGCCGCGAATGGAAAAAGGGAACACCTGTAGAAGGCGCTCCCTTTATTTTAACGCGTTTTAGTTTGCCTGTCTGTAATTTTCGATACGCTTGCCAATCATTTTTAACAGCAAGTGATATGCCTTAGAGTTGCGAATCAGCTTAATGCCTTTCTTGTCCACTTTTGCCAAATTCAACACGTTTAAAAGGTACTTGTCGTTGCCGAGTTTAGCAGTGATTGTTGTTTCATCGACAGCTAACGCATCTTTAAAGGCATATTGCACGCTGGTGTCTTCCGTTCGTGATAGCTTGTTAACAAGTGCACGAATCTCTTTATTTTGCATATACGTCTCTGACATAGGCTTAAATTCCCCTTTAGAGACTTCCTTTTGTTGAACGTGAAGCGCGACGAACAATGTCAGCATGTGTTTCGTTAACGCTTTGTCCGTCAAAATATTTTGCCCGACAGATTCCAATAAATTGAGCGTACGCATGAAAGATTTTTTATTGATTGCAATATATCCATCTTGAGAGCGAATCAAGTCTTTTGAAGTCATGTTTAGCGTTTGAAGCGCCTGGATAATTGACTTGCTTGCGAGCTTTTTGGAAACGTCTGCACGTTCCTTATCGTTGAACGACTTAAATGCTTTTTCATTCGATGTGATCAGCGCGTTTACTTCGATAGCATTGTCTGTTTTTTGAGTTTGAGTTGCGTTTTTCATTTTCGTATTTCCTTTAGTAGTTGATTTAAACAAAGTGAATTTCTCGCTTTGTTGAGTTCCATTATACAGAACATTAAATACACGTCAAGCAAATAAGTAGGGAAAAAGTAATAAATGTTTACTATTTATTTTTATCGAAAATTGATAACTGATAGAAAAAAACTATTGGATTTTTTGGCTCCTACCCTGTTTGGTTCGTGATGAGAGCTTGCCTCATTTGAGGGAGGCTGTGAACTGAGGCTTCTATCAAATGAGGCAAGCTTTCAAGTAGGAATCGTTTCAAAACCATCTGCTCATACCTCATGCAACCGACTGCCGTACACAAACTGCCAATTGAACGGGCAGCCGATGACCGATAGCCGATAGCGTCATGCAATTTGCTGCCGCACACAAAGTTAGGCTGCATCCTCCAAGTCTACTTGTGCGTTATGGGCGCGCACACGAACAGCATCTTCAAGCTGCGCAAGAGCCGAGTGGACGAATCCATCGCTGAATTCCAGCGCGTCCTCAACAGTGACATGCATCGGATTCTTTTCATCCAGGCGCACGATGAGCGCGAACATGTTAGAATCATCTTCCGGGTGCGTCCATAACATTCCGACGTAGCAAGCGCCTGCAACCCAGTGCGGAGTTTTTGTGTTCGTACGTTTCAGAAGCTTTTCAGCCTCCTGCATCGACTGGGCGTAAGACTCATACGGCATCGCTTCACAGTAATCGACTAAACCCAATCCTTCCACAATCTCTTTTACGTTCATCATCGTGTCCCTTTGTAATTGATTTCGTCGCGTTGCTGCGACTTGTGTGTATTATCTCGTCACACTCGCGGTCGAAACATCGGCTAGTTTCAGTTGCCGGACGTGGAAGGATTGGCTTGACAGGATGCTTTAGCACCGTCAAATGAGCACCTTGTCTGATAGACCGGCTTAGGCGGAATCAACCCAGACCGTCCTGTTGAAAAACCAAGGTTTCAAAGCAAGCGTCATAGAAGACCGTCAGGCGCTTTTCTGGTCAGATGATAGTGTCTGACCGTCCTGGTTTGATAAAACGTCGTGAAGATATGTATATGAGCCTTTCAGCGTCTATATAGGAGTTGATTGCCGTGCATTGTTTGCTGTGTGATAAAACCTTGGCTTAAATCCATGCAAAAAAGAACCCCTTAAAGAAAGGGGTTCTCGCTTCTCACAACTACATGGGAATTCTTAAACTTTCAGCGCCCAGCTCTTTACGAGTGCATCATTTGAAAATGCAGGCTTTCACGCTTCTCGTTTTCACGTTTGTAAGCACGCTTGGCTCGACGCTGACGGGCTGCTTCGATGCCGTCCTTGTGCGCTTGGCTCAACTCGCTTCCAAAGCGCACGCGAAACTTATCAATCGCGGCATTAATAACGTCAATCGGCGCTCCATCCGTGTGGACGGTCTGAATGGCCGGCGCATCGTCTTTCTTAGCAATCGCTTTGAGCGCAATGCTGTGGCCTTTCACTTTGATGATCTTTTCAACGATAGTGTTTGTGTTCGAACGGCTTGACTTTGACATAGCGTTTCTCCTTGAGCCTGCGTCAATGTGAATTGAGTTAAAAGCACTCGTTTTCGTGCTTGAGTGTATTATCTCGTCACAATCCAGGGGCAGCATGCGGCAAACGAAACTCACCTGCTCGCGTGTGCCACGACTTTTGCGCACCATCTTCCTGGCTTCACCTGCTGCGTGAATCACAAGATATTGTGGTCAGTCAAAACATATTCCGAGGTTTTGTTGTGACGTGCCACAAGATATTGTGGCTGTGGCTAAATCGTGCCGTGGTTTTGGTTAATTGCGGATGTGACCGTACATTGAGCCGGAAAGTGCAGCCTATAGGGAAAGTGAGCCGTTTTTCGAGCCGTGGTTAAAAGCAGATGCAAAAGACGACCGTACACAAAGTGGCAGCGGCGAGTCGGTCAAGTATAAGGTCATGGTCGGGCCGGGAAATTTTTTGGGGAACCACTTGGGTCCACCCCTCCTCCCTTACCCCCTTCTCCTTTACACTTCCTCCCTTACCACTGTCCTTCACCCCTTCTCTCTTACACTTTATCACTGTCCTCCACCACTGTACACTTCACCACTGTCACTATCCTTTATCACTTTATCACTCAACCCCTCCTCTCTTACACTTTATCACTGCCCTTCACCCCCTCCTTCTTTATCACTTCACCACTGTCCTTTATCACTGTCCCTTACACTTCACCTACACTTCATCACTGTCCTTTATCACTCCCTTACCCCTCCTCCCTTACACCTCCTCTCTTACCCTCCTCTCTTACACTTTATCACTACACTTCACCACTGCCCTTTACCACTGCCCTTTACCACTGCCCTTTATCACTCCCTTACACTTCACCACTACACTTCACCACTACACTTCACCACTACACTTCACCACTACACTTCCTCCCTCACCCCTCCTCCCTTACACTTCACCTTTATCACTTCACCTTTATCACTTCACCACTCTTTCACCACTGTCCTTCACCACTGTCCTTTATCACTCTCTTACTGCCTATCCATTCTCTATACAGAATTCTTACCGAACGTTGTGTGCTGTGTGTTTGCCGTTATTGAAATCCCTATGCTTTGTCTATTGCTTATTTCAGCCGGAGTGTTTTAGACTGCATCCATGCTTATTGATGCCGAGGAATGAATATGACTGTTTTGGACTCCGCTTTAACAGATGAAGAGTTTTTGCTTATCCATGAGATTGCTTTGCGCGCTGAGACTATTCGCTACGATGCGGAAATTATTGAGGACGCTTTAACGATCACTCATACTTCTGGAACGCCTTTGCGTCTGATTGAACTGTTAGTTGCGAGTGAGTACGACTTTATCCATGACATTTCCGGCATCCTACAGCACCTTGATCGAGACACCCGCCAGCTTGATGATGTTTTTGTGCCGAGATATGCTGTTTAGCACCGGAATTGTTGTCTGATTAATCAAAAATCGCTTGAGCCACTTCATGCGGGTACTCCTCTCTCAATTCGTCTGCATTCCAATCGACCTCGTACAGAGCGTTTTCCGGCAACTGATGCTCTCCTGTTCGGTATGCAAGATTACCCTTGATACTGATTTGCTCGTTATGGTGTTTTTGCCAATAGCGCACCTTTCCTGTTTTGAAATACTCTTCCGCCGCTTTGATTGCTAATTCTTTTGAGCAAATGCAATAGCGATCTTTGTAGCTGTGGAAACGTCGCTCGTCGTCTCTGTAGCCAACCAGCAATTGAACGTGACACAGCAGCGGTGAAATAACGACGCGCACGCCGTTAACCGTTTTGTCGTAAATCAACTCCATTTTTAAAATGCCCCTTTGTTTGGGTTTTTAACCTCTTCAACAATCCTGTCAACAATCGCGTTAACTCTTTCTTCAACAGCCTCATCAACAACCACGTCGACTCTCTCATCGGTTTGTTCGTTGACTTTGCTCAACGCTTTCAACTGACCGTCAATAAACTTTTGTTGCTCTTCACTGATGGCCGCAAGGCGATGGGTGTTTCTAAACGCATCATCCAGGCTCGCTTCTAAACGCGCAATATCGCTCTGCATCCTATCAAGCGTATTAAACAATTCCATTGAAGCGCCCCATACCTCCCAGTCTGCAAGTCTTGAAATAGGCATGAGCGTCGCGCAGCGCCGACACGACTGTATGCCACAAAGCAGTTCATAATGCTCCGGCTCAGGCATAGCTTCTTGACACTCTGGGCATTTACTCATTGACTCGACCTATGCGCTTCTCACAGATGACACTCTGCTCCCCTTCCATAGCCTGTTTGAAGTTTGCAAGCACTTGTGAAAACGCGGAGCAGTATGCCAAATACCATTCGAACAGCTCGTCGTCTTCTGGATTGCCATCAAGCTCCAATCTTGCGCGACCGCGCAGGAACTCTTCATTCTTCATCTTTAACCATCTCTCAAAAGCGTCAAGACTGTGAACTCCGGCATGTGCGAGAAATCGGCCCATAGGGCTTCCTTCAAGCATTTTTGAAAGCGGCGTCATCCCGGCGGCTTCCATTTTGTCGTCGAGTTCTTTCAGTTCTTCTTCGGTCATTGTTAGCGCAACAGTCATTAGCGTTCTCCCATTGAATTTCGCTCTTTGATGCCGTCGATTAGCTGGTCTGCCATCAATATTGCTTTCGTCACGTTCTTTTTCGTCGCAGTGTGGTTATTCAACTCCCCATTCTCGATTTTGCTTGAGATATACTGATGACGTTCGGAAGATGCGACCAGCGCAGCAAGCATCTTCACGGCCGCGAAATCTCTCAGTATCTTGAAATAAAGCTTTTTCATTTTGTCGCCCTCATCCTGTCCTTAGACGTTTGTGATAGATTTGCAATGACCAGTGTTTTCAGTTGGCTATCGCTCAGTCCACTTGTATCTGCCAGTTTTCAAATTCAAATCGCCTCTGCGATCTTCGAAGTAGTTAAAGTACAAGTGAGCCTTCTTAAACCTGCTCCAGCGTTTGATAAATGCGAGAGCGTCGCCAGCTCCGATTGACACTCCTGAAATTGAACATGCAACGTTAAATGAACCCATTCTTTTCCCCTTCGTCGTTTCGTTTTTGATTAAGTGCATTATCGCGCTCAGAACGCGGTGCTCCGAGCGGCATTCTTTCGCTCAACTTTGGGAAGTGCTGATGTTGCACTTATTCTTGTTGCAGTAGATAAGCTTGGCATCTCGCCCTTCCGCAACTCCAGCGTTTGAGCCATTTTTATCCATCACTGCCTCAACACACCCAACGGCCACCGCAAGCACAAGCTCTTCGGGGTCTATCGAATACCGTTTGCTTTCCGATAGCTTGGTAATTTCCTTGTGAAGATCGTAAAGTGGGTCTTGCTCTGCGGCGATCCCTTTATGGAAGTTCTCAATGTTTATGTAGTAGAACCATAAATAGATTGCAAAGGCTAAGTAATCCAGCCACCCAAGCGGCTCCTCTCTTGCAACAATGCGAAACCAGATGTCGAATGGAACGGCAAGAAACGCCCAAGTCGCAATTACAATTACCAAAAATGTTCTCATGTCACTCTCCTATCACTTGCGTTTGATGCCAAATCACTTGCGTTTGATGCCAAATCGCTTGCGCTTTAACTTTGCGCCCTTGCGGACTGTCCAGCTTTTCAAAGCCGATATGTTGTTTAACAGCTCCGTCACGCCTTGTTCGGATAGATACCCGACTGGGTCGCCGCCCATCAGCGGATGTTCCAAATCCAACACTCCCTTTTCTTTGCCGCGCTTCGTGATTCGCAATTTGACGAGCGCTGCTTCGTACAGACCTTCCTTTCCGCCATGCGAGAAGTCGGAGCGGATAACAGATAGGGCATAGTTATTTGGAAACGCCGTAAAAGAAGCCACTGCATTCAAGTTAAGCTTTGCAATTTGCGCAAACGGATGCTCTTCACCGTATTGCTCGACAATCTGTTCCGATTCGATGGCGATAGAGTGTTTTTTAAATTTCAAATCCTTAAAATCTAAGTACATATTTACTTACCTTTTTATTCAAACTTTTTCATCAGAATCAGTGTTGTTCAATGGGAATTTCTCAACCGTCAACACGTACTTTGCACTGTTTGCATTATCCTCATATTCGACGGCAATAAACTTTTCCTTTCCTCTCATGCTCATATTTGTGAGCGCAACTGCAATCGCAGCATTGAAAATAACTTCCGTGAACTCTCGCGGCGACAGATTGCGCTCTTCCGCAAACTGCCGCCAGTCAATTTTCATTTTCGATTCTTCGTTAGACATTGCGTTTTCTCCCATTCTGCTTTTGTGCATTCATCTTGTGCTCTCCGATATAACTGTTTGTTTGCTACTGACAGTTTGAATAATACATCCTCAAAGCTGGCGTGCTCACTGGCTAATTTCCAAATCATCAAGTGCCCTTTTACGCGCTTCAACGGCTTTCTTTTTCGTCTCAAAAGAGCCAAGATGCTTGCGATTTCCTTTATAGGTCAACTCCGCCATCCACTTTCCGGTCTGATTGTTTTTACGGATGCCTTTTTCACCTGACGAACTCTTGCGGCCGGATGCTGTTTTGATGCGAATTTCAGACTCCGTCACGACTTTAAGATTTTCAGGGCGCATGTTCATTGTGTCGCCATCCTTATGAACGACTCGCATGTCATCCTGGATATTGCCATAATGCATGATGTAGATTAAGCGGCTGACCATGTAAGTTTTGTCCAAAATTCTGACTTTACGATATTGTTTATCGCCTCGCTTTGCGACTGTTCCAGCGAGATCGCCGGCTTTCGTACGCGGTCTTCGATCAACTTTCCAATAAAGATTGCCATCTCTGTACTCGAAAAGCACATTAAGCATTTCAATCAACGGCATTGCTTTCAATTCGGATGATTTCACATTGCACCTTTTTCTATTAAGTTTTGCTCATTATAAAAAACAAAAACCAATAGTCAATTTTTATTACTTTTTTGCGCTGCTTCTGAATCAGGTTTCTTGTCCGAATACACTTGCATTGGCTTGTAGATTTCAAACAATTCATCTTCCTCTTCGCATTCGCGCTCTTGAAACGGTCGTCTCAACCCCTGCTCGTCATCCCATAGACGATCATCTGCCATTCTGTTTTCAAGGTTGTTCAAATCCATACTGTGCTCCCTTGTCGCTGTTTGATTTATCGAAATTAGATAGTAGTTATCAAACAGCGGGAGAGCTTACGGCATTAGCTCAAGAATTGAAGAATGTGGTCGACTTCCTCTTTCGGCAGTATGTCGCACACCGCATACTTCATGTCCTCATAAAACTCGTATGCCTCTGCTCTTTCATACTGGTACGACAGATAGGATAAGCCAAGCAACCAAATTGCGATGCTCGCAGTGATTGGACTGACCTTTCTGTCAAAGAAATTATTGTCGTTAACAAGCGAAACCAGATCATCGTCATCTTTGTTCAAAATGGCCAAATACAGCTTGTCGAAACGATATTCATCTGAACCTGAAATATCCAAAGTGTAATAATCCCAGTGACCTCCCTCGCGCTCGTAATCTTGAATGTGCGAGCACGCCAGTACATAACGCATGTTATCGAGGTTTTTCGACATAGTGGCTAGCTGAAGAGTGCTAAGGTGCTCACTCCGCATTTGCTGTCGAGAAACTTCCGGTAAAAAGTCCAGCTTTTTGCCAGGAGGGGCGACAACAAGGCTGCTTAGAAATTCCCGTAAGTTTTCGACTTTTCGCATGATTTCCCCTCCTCTTCATCAATATCGCCAATAAGCTCTTCAACCTCGTCATCGCCCAACTCTTCGTCTTCCTCCAGCCCGTTTACAATCTCCACGCTGCCGTCTTTCATCAGCATGTATGTGTAATTCGCCCAGCAATCTGTTCCGCTGTACTCCTCGACGCCCCACCCTGTCGTTTCGGAAGGGTCTAGCCCAAACTCCTCCTGCATTCGTTGCGAGCTTCGCAGCAATTGAGCAAGCTTGTAAGAGGCGCCTCCAGGGCCTCTTTCTTTCGTGAACTCTTTGTTGAACTTTTCGAGCCACGGAAGCGTGTTTTCTGGATAGCCGTCATAGTGCTTGTAAACCTCCGCGTAGTTGATCCCTTCGATTTGAATAACTGCTGATGTTCCCATACTCTTTCTCCTGTGTTTTGATTTGCTTGATGTCTATTACACGCGATAAACATAGGGAGAACTTGCGGCAATTTTCACTATTAGAAGAAATTAATAGTTTTAAAGAAGTGATTTATATAATGATAATTTCTGGATTTTTAACCTAACACGCTGCGGAGTGACCAAGACGTTTGAGTTTACTGGTTTTTCATTACATTTTGATGTCAAAAAAGAAGTCAATCTGCACGCCTCCATAAAATCCATCAAAGTGCGCGCTATCCATACGGAAATAAACGTCGGCAGACGCTCTCAGAACGTCGTGACAGCGTTTAAATTAAAAATATGATGTCGTACTGCTGTTTAACATTTTATGCGCTCATTTTGAGTCTTAGCGCGTGCCTTCAAAACGCGATAGGTTGTTCCAAATAATCGCTTAACGGCACGGCTCATACTTTGAGAGCTGCTAAACCCTATCTTTTCGCATATCCACGGAGTATCAGCGCCGCTTTCTATCATAAGCTCAATCATGTCGCGCTGTACTAAGTCCCGATATTCGGTAAACGTCATGTCAAAATTCCGCACAAAGAAACGTTTTGCGGTCGTTTCGGACACCTGCATGCATTCCGCGATGACTCCAAGAAGCGGTCGTTTTACTCCCATCAGCATGTAAAAAATCGGCAGGAAGACTGCGGAGTAACTTTCCCTTGTCGTCTCTTTGCTTTCGCTCATGTCTTTAAGCTTCAATGGCAGAATCTGTTTGATGATCTCAAGATAGGGTTCGGACGCGTGCTCAAGTCCTGGCTTATGCAGTTTTTTAAACTTGTTTTCTTCACTCTCATCAAACTTGATTTTCAATGCCATTTTTGTCGTCAGTTTGATTTTTGTAACCCCTATCAATTTCGCCAGAGTCTTTAGGTCGAAGCCTATGTCATCCGGTGCATACGTGGAGATTTTAGCGTCGCACTTTTCACTTCCCAGCATTTTAGAAACTGTCTTTACGATCATTGCCGCCTTGAACAACAACGCGTAAGGCAATGCATCCATGCAGTCGTTCGACACCTGATCGCTTTCAGATAGCTTGATAACGATTTTCGTTCTGCCATTTTTTGTAGCTCGCATTGTCGTTTGCAAATGCACCGCGCTGCTGAAAAGACTTTCTATCATAATGATTTCATAAACGGCTTCACGCAAGTTGCTCGCTGCAAGCGCATTGCTTGCAAGCCACGGATTTGAATGAAGTAGCGAAACAGCATAGTCTTTGCCGGCTCTTACTGGGGCATACTTTCCACCGATTTGGCTCGGAAGATAGTAAAAACGTGAACACTGCTTGCCATCTATTACGATGAAAGGCTCATTTTTATCAAAATGAAGCCCAATGCGGTTAAAACTATCCGTCAACTCTTGGGCATTTTCATTAGCTGACCAAATCATCGCGTTTAGTCTTTGCACTGAAATTACCTTAAACAATAATCCTCTCCAAAAAAAAACGGGCATTAAGCGCCCGTTCTTACTTAGCTTACGCAGCAATGAGCTTTTTAAGCTTCTTGCCAAGCGCAGAATCGGTATTGTAAACAATCGACTTTCCGCCCTCGCTTTCTTTCGCAAGTCCAAGGTCTTTCATGAGATTGAAATATTGGCTTGAAATAGCGCGCGCGGTGCTATCTCCGTAAGCCTTGACCCCATTCGCCTTTGCATCTTTCATGTAGTCAAAAATCGACTTTGAAGACACCGGCTCTTTGGATTCAATCAAATGCTTGAAGCAGATTTTAGTATAAATGTTCAACTTTGCCCCTTCCTGTAAGGCGAGGAACAAGTTTACAATTTTCTGACTCGGCTTAACTTTCGCCTCATCTGCAATTTTCAAGAAGTGCTGTCGGCGTGCGATCAGCTCGTCTTCTGGCAAACTCTCGTCGGAAACGTGCAGCTCGAAAAGGCGACTGTCGAGAATTCGTGCCGACAACACTTCTGATGGCTTATGCCCGACAAGTGTTACTCGTGGCGTTTTCGCTTCCTTTTTTGCTTCCGCTTTTTTCTTGCGCGGCTTTGTTTCCGTCGCTTTCGCTTTAACCGGTGCTTTCTTCACTGCGGGCTTTTCGTCGACCTTTTCAAGCTCCGGGTCAGTTGCTTGCGGCACTTCTTCGACGTTTTCGTCACCGAGCAATACGTCCAAATCAACGTCGTAGCCCAGATCGGCTTCCAGCGCGGCGATTTCTGAATCTAGGTCATCTGGATTGATGTTATCAAGTAGTTCTTGTGGCATAGTAGTTCTCCTAACTAAGTTTTAAATGCGCATTGTATGCGCTTGCTATTCATTTTGCTGTCAAAACAGCGGCGAGAATAACGGCAATTAACTCAACTAAATGGCAATTGAAGAGCGCGTCCTTAAACGCTCTCCGCTCGCTTAACTACTATGATATTGTGTGGATACTGGCGGGGTTGTGGCAGTTTGTAAGTGTTTGAATTTACCGTCCGAGTCCTAGCCAGACTCCAACGCCGATTGCTATGATCGCAATTCCGACTGTTTTACTCCACATCGTCGCCAATGCTCCGATAATTATCACTATCAGGCTCATCACTATCGTCCTCTATTGTGTAAACTGATTTACCGCTGCTGTCATACGCTTCGTCTGAGGTTTCAAACCCAACAAGCTTCCCATCTTTCGAATAGGCGTTGCCGGCATTGTCTTTCCATCCAACGAATTTTCCATCTTTGCCATAATAATCGTCAGCACAGTTCCCTGTGCCTATCAATGCGTATAGGAAAATAGCGCCGAATGTTATTTTTAGCACGTTACGTTTCATTTAGTTTTTCCCATTTTATCTTTAAGCTTTCTCAAAAGACGTTGTTTGGCGCGCATCTGCTCTCGCTCCAAAGCAAGCTGTTTAGCTTCATGCTTTTTTAGGATTTCAGTGTATCGTCGTTCATCCAACCCTGCAAATCCCATGATGGATAAGAGTGAAATTGCCGGAATAAGGACGATTCCAAATACGGATTTAAAAAGCACCTCCAGTGCCTCTTTGTAATTGCCCTTAACGATCATACCCCACGCATAAGTGATGCCATAAACCCCCATCATTAGCCCACCGATTGCCGTCTCTTTGATAATCCAAAGACGATCTGCAATCGTTGAGCTGAGGAAATTACCGATAAGAACCGGGGTGTATCCGCTTATCGCTCTTACGCTTTTTCGACTCTTATGACTCATTCCTCTCCCTCCAGTTTGAAGCGGTTTAAGCTGCGACCCGCAAAGAAACAATCCATCATTTTAAAAACGTCGTAATCTGCGGCGTGTGCCTCTTTTGGGTCGTAATCAACATCAAGGGCATAGCATAGCTCGCCCAGGTTTGGATTCTTACCGCTGAACGTGGCCCAGCGTCCGTTTTCCATCGTGCAAAACGTTTCAAATTCTGGAAGCGGCTCTCCAAGATTGAGGATTTCTGTTGCCATGAATACAGAATCAAACGCGGCATTGTGAATGACTGCAAGCTCGATCTTGTTTAAAATTGGTGCAATTTCCGTCTTGTACACTTCTTCAAATGTGGGAGCACCGACAAGCATAGACCCTGTGATCCCATGCACTGCTGTTGATTCTGCTGGAACCCCGCGTAGCGGGTTGATTCGTTTTGTGTAAACGTCCAGGCACTCTTGTGTGCCTAAATCGTAAGTCGCGAGACAGATTTCGATAATTTTATGCCCGTCATCTGCATCCAGCCCGGTCGTTTCCAAGTCTAATCCGCCAATAATCACCAGTTGACCTCCCCTTGTTTAATGCTGCACATTTCACCCTCGTGCGGCTTGTAACTGATAGTTTCATGATGCGCCGTTCGAATCATGTATTGGTTTGTCTTGTCGCTGTAGCTGACTGAACCCGTTGCATGAAACCCTCTGTCGCATGTAATCACCGTCCGCTCGGATGCATCTGTCACCTTTATCATTACAAAAACGACTGGGATACATAGAATCGCACTGGTCAGAATCTCATGCTTGTGGGCGAACGCCCATAATCTGTCTTTAAGTTTGCGCAACATTTCATTTCACCTCTTCCAAACCGATAGTTTGCGCTTCGTGAATCGTTTGAATAGCCGCAACTCCAAAAGATCCATACAAGCCGGCCGTCCAATAGTATCCCAGCGCGGCCATGATTAGCGCTTCCACAGTCGTCGAAACAAGCGCATACACGTAGATCGGGTTATTGGCGGGGTTTTTGTCTTGAAGTCGAATGACTTTAATCATGTCGCCGTGAAACGTTTTGTCACGCATCGCCTTGTTTACATTTGCGTTGATTGCAGTCCATTGAAATATTGTTATCACGGAGAGGACAATAATTGACCAAATTACAATCAACGCAATCCCTGCAACGTTCACATTTTTCGCGAATTCAAGTTGCAGATAAAACCCAAAAAATAGACTTGACCAAACAAGCAAGTCTGTTGTGATTTGAGAGGCCCATTGTTTTAACATAATCATCTCCTATGCTTTCCGTTTCTGCTTTATGGCTGCTTTTAATCGTTTGCATGCCTCGATTGCTTCTTTGCACATTTCAATGTCGAACATGCCGACATGACACTTCTCAATATTGATGTGTAGCTCGTCTGCAAGCCATTGATATGCACCCTTTCTGCTGGCAAACATATCCTTCTTTTGCCAAAGCGGGTCAAAAACCCGATGTGTTCGCGACTTCCACATGCGCAACTCGCTATTTGCAAGTCGTCCAAGTGGCTCTGTTCCGTCAAGCTGATACTTTTGATTCTTTTTGTGACAACCAACATACGCGTCACAAGGTGCGCACTGATAAAAGTTCAAGTGAGCCAAGTCCGGTCGGTGCGGATAAATCACATCCCCCTTAACAAGCGGGGCTTGCGCTCCGCAGTATGGGCAATCCACATGCATAAAGTTTCTCCTGTAAATAGGCATACGCCTTCTTGTATTTTTCGACGCGCTTCAAGTCTTTTTCCGTCACACGCGCCAATCGTGTTAAATCCATGTTGTGCGCCAGGTCTTCCAGCTTCACGCAAATGGCATCAACATTCGTCGCAATTTTCTCGATGTAAGCATCATAGGTGTCACGCTTGTCATGCGTTAACAACCAGATTGCTTGTAAAACGCGCTGACTAAACCCGGCACGATGAAGAGCGTCCAGCGATACATTGGTGTCTTCGACAACGTCGTGGAGCACCGCGATGATCGCTAACTCTTCATCGTGCGAAAACTGCGCCATCAAATGCATAGGGTGCAGAATGTATGGGTTTCCAGCTCTATCAAGCTGCCCGCTGTGCGCGTCTTTCGCGATTTGAAGAGCGAATTTAAGCGTTGGTTTCACCTGCACTCTCCTGCTTTTTTCTCCAAATGCTCAACATATCGGGATGCTCCAATGTTCTGTTGAAGATGCCACAACGGATGTTGTGTTCGTAAACCGTCTTGTGAATGTCCAGCGCTCTTCTGATAAAGGTCAAATAATCCTCTTCTCGCATCGCGCTTTCCATCATCGCTTCATACTTTTCACGCTGTGCCTTGCGCTGCGCCCATTGCTTTCCAAAAAATACACTAATCACCATCTCACTTCGCTCCAATGATTCATAACTAACTTCTCTTTAATAGTAGCAATCGCATTTAGGCAATCCTTCGGGGTGTCGTACTCAAACACGCGCTCTGTACGCTTTCCCTCTCCAATTTGATTGAGCACGATTTTGTACTCAAACCCAAAATATTGGATGACGATGCAGTCTTTGCTGATTGGGTTGTGCATGATTTGAATTGCGGACGCATCTTCCCATCCGCTGCGTTCGCGAAGCTCTGCTGACATTTCAGACATCAGTTCAACGGCCTCCGTGTCGTCTGATAGACCAACCATTGCTGTTGACAGCGCGTTTAGCGTGTAGCGCGCGGTTGCTCTACTGATCTTCTGATTCTGATAATTGATATAGGTATTGTGAATAGCCTCAACGAGCTTGCGATTGATTTCATTGCTCAAATCAAACTCGCTCATGGACTCTAATGTTTCTGATCCCATCCCCTTTTCCTCTCAACGTTCTCTCTATCAACGCTTTAATGATACGCAGATAGCGACGGTCGGATTACGGCAAAAGTGGAGGTGACGATGGAAGGGTAGTGGAAGTGATAAAAACCCGCCGAAGCGGGTTTCTGTTAGTGGACGATCTGTTCGATCATGTTTCGATTGTGCTTTTGGTTAATGGCCCGAATAATATCCTTGAGCGATTCGACTCGCTCCTCGATGTCGAGCACTTCGCGAGGTAGGACGGCCTTGAAGACCTCGACCTCTTCGCGCATCAGCAATCCTTGAGCAATCATGTTTAAGTGCTCCTGATACGCTAAGTTAACCTTTGCCTTCCCATCTTCATCAGGCGCTTCAACGCCTGGCTGAATGACGAGAATCATGGCGAAATGCTCGTTAGTCAACTCAATGCACCGGTTAACATAATCCATAACTCGCGGCGACGGATCGGCACCGTCGCTGGGAAAGCATTCCGACAGCACATAAGTGGCGTAATCAAGCGGGGTTCTGTCAAGAATCGAACGAGAAGTCATCATTTGATACTGTTCTTCTGCTTGTCGTAAAACCTCCTCCTGCACCGTCATGCGTGTCTCAAAATCGAGCTTCGACTTCGGGTCGACCCCCATTTCCTTGAACACTCGTGAAGTGCTGGTTGGAATGAAGTCATAAGTCGGGTTGCTCTCTGCAAATTCTCTTGCAAGGAACGTTTTCCCAACTCTGTGAGCGCCTAGAATGCCAATCATCTGTTTTGAATCCGTCATGTTGAATCCTCCAGATATTAACCTTAACGATGGTCTTGTTCAAGCGTTGCGCGCTCTTTCCCTAAGTCGCGATTGACGGCAGCGCCGGCATCGAACTTATCAGGATAGCGATCTTTTAGCTTCGCGATGTTTTTCGCATTGACCTCTTCAAATGTCGTTCCAAGCAAGCGATGCAGTCCTGCTTGATACCAGTTTGAGTCGCCCAACTCCTCCGCGAGGTTGACCTTGTCAAGAGCGTCTTCATCCAGGGCGAATCGCAAAACAGGCTCAAGAATTTCACCCGCTTCTGTCACAAGGCCGATTGCATGATGAATTAACTCAATTTGCTCCTGGTCAAGCTTCAAGCGCGCGGCGATCTCTTCTTCCGTTTTGCCGCTTTCACGCATCATAGCGACATAGTTTTCGTTAGCCGCTTGAAGCGAGTCCTCTTCGTTTTCAAGATATTCAGGCATTTTTCCGTAAATAATGACGCGCTTCACCTCATCGAGCGCATTACACGCGTTGATTGCAGCCGAGCCTGCGTTAATCAACGCGATAATCTCAAATGGCTCTAAGTTCTTACCATCCGGGAACTTGCACTCTGTCGACTCCGATTCTTTTAAGTAGGTTGAATTATCCATCTTTACTCCTTCGTGAATTGCATAATCGAGTAGGCATCTGAGTCTCCAACAAGCTGACGACGTTCTGTTGCCGTCACGAGTTTAAATCCTGCTTCTACCATCTCATTTAAAGGGAACTTTACAACGTTATCATGCTGCCCTTCATCAACATGCTTGTGTACTCTGGTTAGAAGCATTTCATCTGCAAGTCCTGCAAACGCGCTCCAAATGTTTTTGCCGCCAATGATCGAAACGTCACGTAAGGCGGTTGCGACAACGTCAACCGCCTGGCTCATGTTTAAAAATATAATGCCTTCTGGCCATCCACCGTCCGGCACATTGCTCGTTATGACGATGTTCATTCGACCTGGAAGCGGTTTGCGCCCTATCGAATCGAACGTTTTGCGCCCCATGACGATAGCTCTCCGCTCTGTCGCATGCTTAAAGTGTGCAAGTTCGGACGGGATGTGCCAGGGTAGCTTTCCGTCTACCCCGACAACCTCGTTCTCAGACATTGCGCCAATAATCTGGACACGATGACTTGCAGGGCTGATCTGAACGCGCTTCATACGGCTACTTGCGCCTTAATGTAAGGCTCATGTTTGTACCCGACAAGCTTAAAGTCCTCCGGCACAAAGTCGTCAATCGACTTGCGCTTCTTGATCTCCAACGTCGGTGGAGTTTTTGCAAGATAGCGGCGTGACAGCCACTCTTTTGCCTGCTCAAAATGATTGTCGTACAGATGCACATCGCCTCCGCTCCATACAAACAGACGCGCTTCCAGCCCGGTCAGCATAGCGATCATGTGCGTTAAAATGCTGTATGACGCAATGTTGAATGGCACTCCGAGGAACAAATCAGCCGAGCGTTGCGTCAACTTGCAGTCAAGGTATTTTGGATTTCCGTCCTTGTCTGGCACCACGTTAAACTGAAACATGACATGACACGGAGGCAGTGCCATTTCACTGATCTGCGCGGGGTTCCAGGCGGTGACGATGTGACGACGACCAAACGGATTGTTTTTGATTTCATCAATCACCGCCTGTAGCTGGTCAATTCCCTGTCCGTTGAAGTCTCTCCACTGCTCTCCATAGATAGGCCCAAAGGTTCCGTCTTCTTTCACCCACTCGTCCCAAATGTGATTATTGTGCTTGTGAAGGTAGTTAATGTCTGGGTTGGCCATGATGAACCAGAGCAGTTCTGTTAAAACCTTGTCAAATGCTGTCTTTTTGGTTGTGACAAGCGGAAGCTTCCCACCAAGCAAATCAAATCGGCATTCCGCGCTCCAAATTTTGTGCGTACCGACACCCGTTCTGTCCATGATTGGATCGCCTTGCTCCATGACCGTTTCCACGATGTCGAGAAGCCCTTGCTCTCCAAAGTTTGTTTTCATTGTTGGCACATTTCACCTCCTTTTCTAATGTTCTCAATTACCTCTTCTGGAACGCCGTTTTTGATAGCTTCCTCCAAGACCTCTTCTTTTTCCATGATGTCGAACAGCTCAATGCTCAACTTGGCAGCACTGCCGCCGACGATGGAAGCTGCAATGCTCAAATTCGTCTCTTCCGTATCAATCGCACGTCGCACCATGTAAGTTCCCAACATTGAAAGGATGAGTCCGTCAATTGTTGCATCCACCTCTTTCAACATTGATCTGACTGCTTCTTCTGTCGCGGCGATCCCCAGCCGCCCAGTGTCGGTCATGATTGTGTTCACAATTTTCTCAAGCTCATCATTATGCTTAAGGCGGTAAGACAGCATCAGTGCGGAGTAGGCAGAGCTAACCATACTGTTGTGGAAATCCTCTAAGAAATCTTCTGGCGTTGTCATAGTTGCATATCTCCAAAATCGTCTGCTGAAACTTCCGCGTCTACTTGCCCAATCAGGTAGGAACTGATCTCCGTCTCTTGCGGGGCAACTTGCACATTGTCACTTACAAGCCAAGAACTCATCCACGGAAGCGGGTTGCCCTTGTCTGCGTAAATGTCTTTAAATCCGACCGCTCGGAGGCGGATGTTTGTGATGTATTCAACATAGCTCTTTAAAATGTCTGCGTTAAGCCCGACCATTGAGCCGTCGACGAATAGATAATCCGCCCACTCCTTTTCCTGCTCTGCTGCCTGTTCGAAAATTTCAACAACCTGTTCGCGGCACTCTTCTGCAATTTCCGCCATTTCCAAATCATCTTTCCCACTCTGCATCAAATTGATGATGTGCTGGGTACCGGACAAGTGCAAAGCTTCATCGCGTGCAATCAGCTTGATGATTTTGGCATTGCCTTCCATCAGCTTTCGCTCCGCAAATGCAAACGAGCATGCGAATGACACGTAGAAACGAATGGCTTCAAGTACATTCACGGAAACGACTGTTAAATACAGCGCAGTCTTTATTTTCTTTCGAAAAACATGGTCTGTCGTGAGGTCAATGTTTTTAAGATGCATTTCGTTGGACAGCGCGATCAGCTTGTCGTAATACAGCGTGACCGACTCTGCGCGCTTTTGGATTTCAGGGTTCGAAACAATCGAATCCAGCACTTCCGATGGGTTCGGAAAGATATTGCGCAGAATGTGCGTGTATGAGCGGCTATGAATCGTTTCCGAGAACGCCCAGGTTTCGATCCACGTCTCAAGCTCTGGAATGGAAACGAGCGGAAGCAATGCAACGTTTGGTGAGCGTCCCTGTACGGAGTCGAGCAAGGTCTGATATTTCAAATTGCTCGTAAAAATGTGCTGCTGATGCGGAGGCAAATCATTATTAAATTGGATATTATCTTTCGACAAGTCGACTTCTTCCGGTCGCCAAAAGAAGCTCAACTGCTTCTCAGTCAGCTTTTCAAAAATCGGGTGTTTTTGCTGGTCGTAGCGTGCAACGTTTACTGGGTTTCCGAGAAACATCGGTTCTTTCAGTGCATCGTTTGCTTCTTTGCTAAAGACGGAATATGCCATTTCTTATCGTTCTCCTGTGAAAAAACATAATCAATATTAATTACGTGCTTTCATTATACGAACGATATACAGGCTGAAATCAGGGAGTCCTAAAATGCCGTATGATTTTGAGAGGTGTAGAAATGAAAGAACCCCTCGAAAGGGGTTCACTTAGTAACAAAACATGAGACTTTAATCAACTACTAAAAAAGTTCACTTGTTTTGCATGACTCATTATAACGCAGTGGATAGCGTTTTCAAGCGGGTTGTAAGTTTTTACACCTCGCAAGCGCCACTCGCACATGATGGCTCTTCCGCAGAGTTGTCATCCGCGCCATCACGCGTGTTGTGATAATACATTGTCTTCACGCCCATCTTATAAGCATAAAGCATATCTTGAAGCATCAACTTGACCGGAACTTTGCTATCTTTGAATCGCAAAGGGTCGTAGTTTGTATTCATTGACGCAGATTGGTCAATGAACTTTGTCATAATGCCCACAAGTTCGATGTAACCTTTATTGTCCGGGATTGTCCATAATAACTCGTACTGGTCTTTCAAGCGCTCATACTCCGGCACAACTTGCCTTAAGATGCCATCTTTTGAAGCCTTGACACTAACAAATCCACGCGGCGGCTCAATGCCGTTTGTTGAGTTCGTAATCTGGCTCGACGTTTCGCAAGGCATGAGCGCCGTGAGCGTCGAATTTCGTAAGCCATGTTTTTTGATCTCCGAACGTAGGGCTTCCCAGTCGTGAACTAACTCCTGCGTGTGGACGCTATCAACTTCTTTTTTGTAAGTGTCAATAGGCAAAACCCCTTCACTGTATTTAGTTTCATTGAATGCATCGCAAGCTCCTTTTTCTTTGGCCAACTCGTTTGAGGCTTTTAACAAATAGTATTGAAGGCTTTCGAATGTGCGATGCACAAGGTTATTTGCAGAGCCGTCTGAGTAGCGCACTCCGTTTTTCGCAAGGAAATACGCCATGTTTGTGACTCCTACCCCCAGCGCACGACGATCAAGGGCTTTTCGCGCGGCTTTTACCGGATAGCTTTGGTAATCCAGTAGCGCATCCAGCGCACGGACGGAAAGCTCCGCGACCTCTTCAAGCTCTTTGTCTGACTCAATTGCGCCGAGGTTTGCTGCTGCCAATGTACATAGCGCAACTTCCGCTTCTTCATCATCCGCACTCTCGCCCGGTTTCGTTGGGAGCGTGATTTCCAGGCAAAGATTTGACATATAAGTTGGCGCAATTTGCTCCAAAAAAGCCCCGTGCGTGTTTGTGTGATCGACGTTCTGAATGTAAATCCGACCTGTCTGAGCACGTTCTTGCGCAACATCGCCTAACAATTCCAATGCAGACACGACACGCTTGCGGATGGCCGGGTTTTTCTCGGCCTCTTCGTACAGCTTGCGAAACGTATCCTGGTCTTCAAAGAAAGCGTCATAAAGACCAGGCACGTCGTGCGGGCTGAATAGCGTAATGTTTTCGCCCTTCATCAGACGTTCCCAAAACATCTTGCTCATTTGCACGCCATAATCTAAATGACGGACGCGAGTTTCTTCCGTGCCACGATTGTTTTTCAAGACGATCAGACTTTCTGCTTCAATGTGCCAGATTGGATAGAACGCAGTTGCAGCGCCTCCTCGAACACCGCCTTGCGAACAGGATTTAACGGCTGTTTGGAAATGCTTGATAAATGGAACCAGGCCTGTGTGATAAGCCTCGCCTTTTCGAATTTCGCTGCCTAGTCCGCGAATACGACCGACATTCACCCCGATTCCTGCGCGCTGGCTAATGTATTTCACAATCCACTGTGCGGTTGTGCTGATTGCGTCCAAAGAGTCGCCAGCATCGGTCAACACACACGAACTGAACTGACGGGTTGGCGTTCGCGCCCCGGCCATGATTGGCGTTGGAAGTGACAATTTAAAATCGGATGTTGCCTGATAAAAGCGCTTAATGTAGTTGATACGCGTGTCTTTCGGATATTGGCTGAACAGTGCCATACCGATGCACATATACACAAACTGAGCCGATTCGTAAATTTCGTGCGTCACGCGGTTTTGAACAAAATACTTGCCTTCCAACTGCTTCATCGCCGCATAGCTGAAATTAAAGTCTTTTCCGTGATCGAGCATTTTGTCGAGCTGGTTGATCTCAAATGCCGAGTAATCTTCGATCAGCCCTTTATCGTAAAGCCCTTTCTCAACCATGTTACGAATGTGTTGATACAGTGATGGGGGTGTGAACTGTCCAAACGCACGCTTACGCAGGTCGAACATGGCAAGGCGAGCGGCAACATACTGGTAGTTTGGATATTGCTCACTGATTAAGTCCGCTGCGGCTTTCGTGATGATTTCATGAATTTCCTTAGACTCCATGCCGTCCGTAAACTGGACGTGGCTTTTCATTTCAATCTGTGAAGGGAATACATTATCTAACCCTTCGCATGCCCACATGACGACTTTGTGAATCTTGTTTACGTTTAGCGGCTCTACAGAACCGTCTCTTTTCTTGATATTGATCTCTTTCATTGTTTCCATCTTCTTTGCCTTGTTCTAACCGGGAAGGACTTTGGATTGTAGCGGTGTCTCCCAGTCAGATATAAGCAAAATGTAAGTAAATATTGACTATTGAAGCGGTTTAAATTAGCTGGCCGCTGCGTGCTTGTAAAGCTCGACCATTTGCAAGAACTGATCTGACTCGATTCCGCAATGAATTACCGCGATGGCATCGGCTAAGTGCTCGTTGCTGTTCAATAGTTCAATTTCACCCTTGTATTTGCGAGTAAGCCACCCTGCATCTGGATGCTGCGCGACCGCCCAGTCGATCATTTCACGCTTAGATGCGTTTTTTCCGGCTGTGCGAATTTTGACTTCGTTTGGTGTCAACTGCACAATCGGAATCGGGCAGGACGCGAGCACACCCACTGCAATTCCAAGTCCCCATGAAGCGGTTGCAGACTGCGTTCCACTTGGAATTTCCGAGAAGACGATTGCCTTGCTATCTGTCGCGTCGTTAAATGCTTTGTGAAGCTCTCTTGCGCGCTTGATGTCGTCGGATGACTTGCGGATTTGCTTGTTCTTTGTTTTCGTCGTCTGGACTAAGTGCATGCGCTGCACCTGGATGTCCAAATTTTCAATATCTACCTCCGCATGTACGATTCCAAAATTTGCAAACGCAGGGTCACAACCCAATACGCTGATTTTCTTACCCATACTAAAACCCTCCATAATTGCTCAGTTGAGCATTTTGCTTTTTCGAAAGCTCTGCAAGCAAAGCTCTTTTTTCCTCTTCCATCTCTTCCTCACTCATCTCGACAAGATTCGGCTCGATGCTTTCTTTTGAAAGCTCGTGGCCTCTTGGCGGCACGCTTTCATCATGCGTTTCGAATTTCAGCTCAGGCTCTTCCCATCCGAGTTCTTCTGGCTTGACCATCTCCATAACCGCGTGCTCTGTTTTTTCAGAAACTTCTCCCTCTCCCCAGTACGCAGACACAATTTTTAATTTTAAAGCATCACTCTTGTCGTCTTTTTCGATCTTCTTCACCGTCGCCTCCTTCTCTGCGCGCCCCAACATTCTGGCTCCAAAATCGTCTCTTACAATCTCCTCAACGTTGCGGGAGTATGTCACGATGAGATTTTTTCCGCCGGATGCGTTTTCCATTTCATCTATTTGAATTTTTTCTCACCCATTTTCATGCATCTCTTTGGCGATTTCCTTTTTGACCGCCTCATCCTCAAGAGAGTGAATCAATGGCAAAGAATAACGTGTGCGGTGCGTTTCTTCTCGCACCACCTTTCGCTTTACACTTTTTTCTACCTCCAAAGCCGCTTTATATTCCATCTCCACGTCGCGAAGCTTCATCTTTTCCATCTCCACTTTAGAATGCCCCCCATCCATCAACGGATGGTTGAATGCTCGGTTCAATATTTCTTTCAACTTCATCACCGTCACCATCATCGTCGCTATGTATCGACCTTGTCACAATGTGCATCAGCTCACCATCAAGCATGACGTTTGCAACGTTATCCAAAATAGTTTTTACCTTTACACCTGTGTGCAAAATTGGACAGTCCACGGCCTTAAACAAAATCTTCCGACTGTACAATATCGAATTGCCATCGCCCTTTTTACGAAAGTAAACAGTAAGGTAAGGCGATGACTCCGTCCGCTTTACGCTGATATGAACTGGTATCAGAATGTCACCCGCGTAAAGCGTCCCGTCGGCATCCAACAAATCCATGTCTTCCAAAGAATATCTCCGCACGTTCGTGCAGGGGACTTTGACCACAAGCTCGCACTCTTCCAGCGCTTTTAGAATTCTTGATGAGTGCTCTCCGGTAAACCCTTCAAACCCTCCAAGAGCTTCAAACGCCTGCTCCGCATCCTCTCGCACCGCTTTGTGAAATTGGAATGTCGCGACCATTCTTTGAATAAGTACGCTATCCTGATCGTCGAATGCTTTATCAGCCAGCAGAAAGGTAGCCGCTGATTTCTGAATAATATCCGCTCTTAGTAACTTTGCTGACATTTCTCACCCAATCCCCAATATCGTTGTGACTGATTAGCACCAACGTTCCTCGCTCGCGCCCTTTTTCTTCCAAGATTCCCATCAGACGCTCAAGCCCTGACACGTCTAACGCATCGTCGATTTCGTCCGCAATAAACAGATTGATCGGCTTTGATGCTCGGCTTGCGACTAAATCTTGCAAGGCCATTGATGTTGCAAGTCTTACCTTACGGCGTTCGCCTCCTGAAAGTCCAAAATACTCTTTTGCGCCATCTTCCTTCGATACAAGAATGTTGAACTTTTCCGCCAACTCTCCGTCCGATTTGATGGCCAGTGTGCTCCAATTCGCGACGATTGTGCCGTCTGACAAAGTTCCAAGGTAATACGCTGTTCGCTCGTTCAAATAAGGCGTAACTGTCTCAAGAACATGCGCTCGTACGCCTTTGCGTCCGAACACGCCCACGACATTTTTGAGAATTTCTATTCTTTCATCATACCCGGCTAGTTCGTCATTCAATGCGGCAAGTTCGAGCTTTTGAGCGGCCAATCTTTCCTCCATCAGCGCAACTTCTTCTTTCAATGGGTTTTTACGCTCACGCTCATGTTCTTCTTTAAGCTTGGTATCGACTTCCGCAATGCTTTTATCAATGCGAGTTTCGGTTGAAACAATTTCTTCGTACTCTTCCGCCGTCTTTAGCAGCTCGTTCCGATTTTCGACATACTCGCTTACTGGCGGCATCGACTTCTCGTGCTCACTGACATCGAAAGCGGCCACCTGATACTCCTTATCCGCCTCGAGCAAGACAGTGCGCGCTTTTTTCGCTACGGCAATCTTGGCTTTAACTTGTCGCGTCGTGGCCTCTTTAACGCCCTCGATGTCTTCCTGGCACACAAGTTTTCCGCACCCTGGGCATGGCGTATCGACTTTGCTCTCGATTTCCTTAATCTCTTTAGCAGAGGTTTCAGCATCATTTTTAGCAGTTTCATAGGCACACTTCGCTCTCGTCAGTAATTTATCCTTGTCACTTCTTATGCTACGCAGTTTTTCAAGGCGTTCCTCTTGGTGACTAAACTCCCCTAACGCCTTGTCCAGATCGGCAACTTTTTTGTCAATCCGTGCAATACCTTCACGCGCGTCGGCCGCGCCCGGCGCAATCTTCTCTCGCTCCGTTTCAAGCAACACTCGTTGCACCTTCAATTCGGCAATCTTTTTTCTCACTTCATCTTCGGACTGTTTCAATCTTTCTTTTAGGCGCTTTAGATTATCTTCCCATGCTGCCAGTTGCGACTTCGAGCTGTCTCGCAACGTCAATGTGGCATCCACTTTTTTCTCAAGCTTCAAGTGTCTTTCTTTTGCAATTACGTGCGCCGCTTCAAGCTTTGTCAGACCGCTTGCTTCCTCAATGATCTCTTTCAACTGCTTGTCAGTCATTGCGGGCAGATCAGGCATTCCGTCTTGCGCAAGGTAGACCGCAGAGCGAAAAACTTCGTAAGAGCAACCGACGATACGAGACAACTCTTCTTGTGTCAGTTTGTCTGTGCCTTTTGTTAAGTCCGTCACTTTCCCATACGACCCGATTTGTTCCAATACAAGACGATTTTTCCCCTTCTTGTGCTTGCGAAAACGAGTCACAGAGTAGACCTTTTCGTCCGAATGGATAGTCATGCTGACCATGCAGTTTTTCTTAGCCTCATTGTTGATAACAGAATCGCCTTTGACTCCGCGTGCTGTTACCCCGTAAAGACACCAGCAGACGGATTCCGCAATCGACGTTTTGCCTGCTCCGTTCGAACTGGCAGAAGGGTCGGATGTGTTTTCTCCCTGGACGAGGCTTAATCCGCGATTGTTTAAATTCAACTCTGCCTTTCCAATCGTCAGAAAGTTTTCAATATTTAAACTGTCGATAATCATTCCACTACCTCCGCAAGCACGCTTAAGGATTCCTTAATTACAGCACCCTCAAGCTTTGCGTATCCTTTTGTCTTAATGTATGTCGAAACCGACTCTTCAATGTTCTCGTGCTTCGTTTCGACACGCGTGCCGGTTCGCTCAATCTCTTCCGGCGACTTTGTCGCAAGCACAACGACCGCTTTTGCCCCAAACTCCGTCGCAAGCTGTTTTAGCTCATCAATTTCAGAAGGCTTTGTGATCGTCGTTTTGATTCGCACATAGTTGCCTTCAAAATCGACAAGCTCAGGGTCATCGACGGACGTATCGAACGAGATAAATTTTGGGGCGTTCGTTTCGTGCTGGTCAAACGAGCCTTCGACCTCGTCGTAAAGCATAAAACCTGCACGACTGTCGCAATCCCCGAAGTTTTGATGTGTCAGAGCGCCGATAGAGACGACCTTCCGGCGCTTATCCGCCTCGTGACGGAAGACTTTGTGATTGTGATAATGTCCTGACAGGTAGTTGCGCATGTTAGGGGCAATCTCAAAGATTTCTTCCGGCGTCAGTCCGTGATCTGGAAGACCTTTAATCACCCCATTGATAGGACTGTGCGTCACGACATCATATTGTCGCTCGCCGTAATACTCAGAGATTTCCTGATCGTAATATTTCAAAGCCTCGCGGAAGTCGTCGACTTTCGACATCCAAGGTAGAAATAGCGTGTTTAATTCCGAATCGAAAGTTGATTTTGTGTGAACTTTGACACCCGCCTGTTCGAGCGCGGTGATGGCGTTTGTGACACGATTGGAGTCGTTCGCCTCCATGTCGTGATTGCCTGGAATCATGTGTACGTCAAACCCGGCGTTGACGAGCAGCGCGTAATATTCGACAACCGGATTAAATACGGACGGCTGGATGCTTCCGCGTGTGTGAAATAGATCACCGGCGTGGATGATTGTTTTTCCACCCTGCTGGCCAAGCTCTTCCACTGCTGCTGATGTTGCTTTGAGAATATCAGAATTGCGTGAATTTAGACCGCTTGCCAGCGTCTTTGCAAATGCCGTCCATTGATGATGGTGCGTGTCTGAGATTAATAATCTCATAATCGTTCTCCATTAAAAATGATGCTTCAATATTAACGGAGAACAGTAGGCGGGAATCAGGTGATGCGCTTTCTCAGGTCGATAGCGTAGACTTCGGAATCGCCGTAAGTCTTTGTCTTGATGCGCTTGCGTTCAAAGCCGTTAAATTTGAAAGTCATCGTGTTCCACGGGTGCTCTTCCTTCGGAAAACCGAGTCTTATCTTCACCCTTTCGATACCTTCTTTTTCAATCCGCTTGCGCCAGTATTCCGATGCTACTCGGTAATCCTCAAGCTTCTGTCCTTTGCGGATTGCTTCAAAAAATTCTGCCTTGACGACTAATGTTAAATCAGGCATACACCCTCCTGTGCTTAGGAGGATAATGCCTGATTTAAGGTTTAGCTGTCAATTGATGGATCAGGCTGTAGCCTTCTCTTCGTCGTCTAATGTGTCTTTAAAAAGAGCATTCATTTTTTCAAGCTCTTCTGGATTCTTACGAATCAGATTTGCCAGTTTGCCGAGATGCAGCTTTTTTCCGCCCCATACATAGTAAGCGCCGGAAGAGTCGATCATCCCTTTCTCCTTCAAATATTGAAGAGAACTGGCAACCGCGTCGAACTCCGCAACGTCATTTTCATTGAATTTCAAAATCCACTGAACCTTCTGCTGCGGTCGAGTTAACTTGTTCTTGACGGTTTTCGCCGTAATGATCTGGCCAACAAACTCATCCCCATCCTTAATCGCTTTTTTGCTCAAAGAAATACGGATGGTTGCAAAGAACTCCATAGCTTGTCCGCCAGGGGTTCCCGTCGGGTCGCCAAACATTACACCAGGCTTCGTTCGAATCTGATTTAGATACAAAGCGGTCATGTTGAACTTTCCAACATATTGATTTACTGCTTTAAGCGTCGTTGATGTCACGCGCGCCAAAGCTGTTGTGTCATTCATGTTGTACTGGTCAATCCCCTTTTCAAACACAGACTGTGGGATCATCGCGGCAACAGAATCAAATACAGCAAGAATGGGCGCTTCGTCGTCGATATAAGACTTTGAGCGAATGCGCTCCGCCATCTGCATAGCAAGAGTGTTTGACTCCTCCCACGTTTTTGGCTTTCTGTAAATGAATTTGTTGGGTGATAAATCCAACCCCATGCGCTCCGCAAGTTTGGAATCAAAAGTCTGTTCGTGATCCATGAAGATAGGGATGCCTCCCTGCTTCTGTGTCTCAATCATCAACTGGGTAGACAGCGCTGTCTTGCCGGATGAAGATGGGCCAAACATTTCAATAATACGACCTCGCGGAATCCCCCCGTAAAAAACCCCTGATAGGATTTTGTTCAGCGGTTTGAATCCAGTGTCGAGAAAACTACTGCTTTCGTTAAAGTCGTCATTTCCACCAAACTCTTTTTCTAAATCATCTGCTAGTGACATAGTTTTTTGCCTCGTCATAAATAGCCTGTGCTTTTTGAATGCGATTGAACAAAAGCTTTAAAACCTTCTGTCGCGTCCAAGTGCATTCGCTGATGCACAGGCCTGTAAATGGATTAATGCCAGTTTTAGCAAACTCGCGCTTTAAACGAAGCTGCTCTTTAAGCTGACGCTTTGCGCACCGCTTCATCTTGAACGGTCTTAGTCTTTTTAACCCTGCCATTTTTGATTGCTCTCACCTTAAAAGGAGTGATGAATGTGTCAAAGTTCGCCGCCAACTTTTGAAGATTGTTGTCGTAACAGAAATCCTCAAACGCCTCTGCATCGAATGCGCCTGCGACCGTCCGCGTAACCTCCTTGTCTGGCTTCGGAACATTCTCCAAGTCCATCAACTTCAAGTTGCGCTTGAAGGCGTCATAGACGGGTGGATAGCTAATAACTTCTCCATTCGGCATAGCCTTGTCTGGAGGTGGCAAGTTTTTCGCTAAACGCTCAAGGTATTTCGGCAACTTCTGAACTTCACCCGCATTAAAAGCTCTCATAAAGCCTTCAACGCTTCCGTAAGTATTGACCAGGTTTGCCGCTCTACCTTCACCGATTCCACCCACGCCAGGAATATTGTCTGACGGGTCGCCTCGCAACGCTTTGTAATCGAGGAAAGACAAGGCCGAGACAGGAAATTGGGTTTCAAATTCGAGCACTCCAACTCTGAGCGGGTTTTCCGCTCTAGGGTTGTACCACTCGCAATAATCCCCAACCAATTGCGCCCAATCTGCATCGGACGTAATCAGCAAGTATTCCTTGGCAGGAGCACTCATTCGCTCGTTCTTCGTGACCAAATAACCCGCTAAGTCGTCAGCTTCATGCGTATCAGCAACTAACTGGTCGATGCCGAGCATATTCAGCATGCGAGCCACTTCTGGACGCTGTTCTTTGACGATTTCGCGGTCTTTGTTCTGCTTTCCACGATTCTGCTTGTATTCTGGATAAAAGTCGCTTCGCCAATTCTTCTTTCCATCCCACAAAACGACGGGCGAGTAGTCTGGAAACCGCCGGAGCAGTTTGTTGATGTGCAGTGCCGCTCCGTAGATCGCACCAACATTTCGACTACCGCTCTTTAAGATTCCCGCTCCGTAATGCGACGCCCAAAGCATGTTTGAGCCGTCTATAAGCATGACTTTACCCATCGTTGCTGCTTTCATCAGTTAAGATCGGCAAGCAAGGCATCAAGCTCGTCATCATCTTCATCTGGCGTTGATGAGGCGGATGCGATTGACTCGGCACTCACAGGCTCTTGGCTGTCCATTTCAAATGGAAGCGAATCGCTTGCATCTCCATCTTTAGCCATGTACTCGCCTTCAACCGTGCTTGAAGTGCTCGGCGCTGGGGCTGCGGGTTCGGCAGCAGGAAGCGCTCCTGATACGCTCAACCCAATTCCAAGCGTTGTCGCAACCTTCCCGATTGCTGTCAAAGCTTTTTGCTCTTTCAGCTCGGTTATTTGATTGACGAATCCGCTCAAGTCGTTAAGCTCTTTCATCACTTTGGCCGGCACCGGTTCAGACTTGGATTCTGGAAGCGGTCGAACACTGTACTTCGTGTCAAACCCTGTGCCAGTACGCTCGATAACAATGTCGATCCCTTTTTCAGGGTCGTGAATGTTTCCGTAGTCTTCAAACATGGCAAAAATCTCTTCCGCCTGGTTCCAGTTCAATGACAATACGATTGGCTTTTCAGGGTCTTCCCCGTTGCGCACAAGCGCGTTGAACAAGACTTGACGACGAGGGCGCATGCCTTTCAACTTGTCACGGACGGAATCGTTTGGCGCACGAGCAATTGCTTCGTTCAGCGCTTCACCGAGTGGGGATGGTTTGTTAAATGTGATTTCTGAATCGACAAGCGACATGATCGCTTTGTCTGTCACTGGGTCTTTAATCCAGTATTCGCCGAAATCGTGGGAAATATCCGCTTCAAGATCGTTTGGGTTCTCCCAGTTTGGAAGGATGCGGACGATGTGTTTTCCATTTGGCAAACGGACTGCATTTTGAAATCCTCCGCGCGATGCGTTGACTTCTGCTCGTTTTGCCTTCATACGTTCTGCTAAAGTTGCCATATTTATTGCTCCTGTTATGGGTCATACGCGGCTTCATTGACTCTAAATTCACCGCTTGGACTACTGCTTAAAAATTGTCTCTAAGACAATTAGATTATACTAAGCAACGACTGGTTAAATTACGGTACTTAGTATATTTTTAATAGGCAATATTTACTTATTGTTCAATCGTTGAAGAGCCGCGAATTGCACGCTCTGTAACGCCATGTTTTGAAGCTTCGCTTTTGATGTACGCTTCACCCTTACGCTCTTCACGATTAGAAACTCCGATCTGAATGACCATATCACGTCGCTGTCTGAACGCTTCAAGAATATCACGACAGTATGACGCATGTGCCTTGGACGCATTGTAGTCCAATTTTTTCTTGATGATTCGCTCATCACCGTCCATTTGTGTCGCGATGGATTTCTCGGTAAGCTTGGCTCCACTTGCTGCCGCGTCGTCTCGGATTTCTTTATCGACTTTTGATTCCAAAAGCTCTAACGAGACTTTTGCCTTGGACGCTTGAACGTCTGCGTTATAGGCCTGTTCTGCGTAGAACGCGTATAACGCTGCCTGTTCGATCAGCGCAGTGTCGATATTTTCGGCGGTAAAGTGCAAATCTTCACTCACCGTTGTTGAATCAATAAACTCCTTCATCCCTTTCTTCTCCTACTGTGTAACGGTTGCGCTGCCGTCATCAACATATTGCGCAACCTTGCTTAAAGTAAACTGATCGCCGGAATCCTTAAACATCGTTCCGTCAATCGCCCCTATTTCATTTTCAGAAATAATCTCGTAATCACTAACGTCGCTGATTGAAATTGCAGCCTGCACGAATTTGACTGACTCAAGTTCAACAAGCGGGTTGATTTCCAGGTAGCTGGCCAGCTCGGAAAATAACCCCTTGAAGGAGGAATTGCTTGGGCTTGTTTTGTTTCCAAATCCAAGCAATTCCTCTTCATAACCGCATTTCGTTTTGACTCTCGCTATTAAAGTTAAAGTAGCTGACATTGCCTATCCTCTTATGTCCATGTTTGCATATAAAAAATAAATAACTTTGACTATTTATTTAATTTCATTCTAGTGGAAAATTTACACCACCACAAGCGTCAAATTGACGGTTTTAGCTCATCGCTTGCGCCACTCTTGCAAATACGTCATCGAGCATAGATTGTCGATCCGGTTGCATGTAAACCATCATCGGGTTAATTCCAAAATAGACCGTCGCATCAATATCAGGCATGTAGTGCGCCTGTCCGCATAAATCCTCAAACGAACCCTTAACGTCCGGCATGAAGTAGCGGATTGAAAGCCCACCCAGCGCGACAATCACAGAAGGCTTTAACAGCTCCACCTCTTTCTTCAAGTAATCGCTGTACTGCTTGACGACT